ATCCCGCCACGAATCTACTCCGCTGGCTCCTACGGACAATGTGGACAGATCGGCGGCGTCCAGCCAAAGAGAAGGGCCAACAAGTGAAGGCGTCCACAGCCGCCCCTGCAACCGCGCCTCGTCCCGCGGCGAGGTGCCGCGCGGCATCTAACTTACATCCTCGTTGTAATCCGTGCAGTAAAGCTCGTTGCTGCCAGCGTTGAAGGCAACTCCAGAGTTGTTCACGACGCTCAGTCGCAGCGAGAACGGATACAGCCGGACCAGCGGGATAATCGCTACCTTTGCGCTCGCCGTGGTCGTAAGTGGAACCGTGTAGGCGTCAAGCTGCACCGCGTCCGGCACGTCAGTCCCGTCGCCAGTCAGCACGCGCAACGTAATCGAGCCGCCGGTCGTCGGAGTGATCGAGCCCAGCTTGATAGTCACCGCCGTGTAGAGGTCGCGCGTGCTCGAATTGTCGTAGGTGATCAAGCTTGACGCCGACCCGTTGGCCAGCGAGTTGAGCGCTGTGCCGGCAAGGTTGCTGCTGCGGGTTGACGGCGCCGCCCACTTTGCGACTGCCATCTATCAGCCCCCCGCCCATTGGCTAATGAACGAGGAAACGACAAAATCCAGGTCGTTGTCTGTTGCAGCAGACGTGCTCGCCTGTATGGTTGAGTTACTGCACAACCAGCGGTATTCCTCGTCTAGGTCAGCCTCATAGTTTTCGATGATCTTGTTGGCCCATGCTAAGCGCGTAACATGGTTTGCGGTCTGCGGGTCTTCGTTGACCACAAGCCAAGCAGCCCTAATCCGCGCTGCCCGGAATCTTTGGCGCAGCAGTGGATTGCCAACGATAAGCGCGTCCAATTGTTCGAGAGTAGCCATTTAGTTTTGAAGCCTCAGAGTTGATGCAGCAAGTGTGAAGGTCGCTCCTGTACTCGTTACATCCGATCCGTTGTCAATGACGGCAACCAATTCATCCGCAGACGATGCACCCCCACGCGACTTGTAGTAAACAGCTTTGCGAGCAGTGATCGTGCTGGTCGGCCACGTAGTCCCGCCTAGCGTCACGTCCAAGCGGTCATTTGCCGTGTCCTTCGTGATTGTGATGGTCGCAGTGTTGCCACCAGCGGTGTAGCCGGTGCCAGTGACTTCGTTTGTCACGTCGCTGCGCTTCGTGTGCGTATCCTTGTTTTCGGTGTATGTCAAAGTGGTCAGCAACACTTTGAAAGTGTCGGTGTCCAGGTCGATATCACCGCGCGCAAGGTCTTCGAAGAAACTGTTGTAGATCAAAGTAGCCATTAGTTAATCGGCGCTTCCGCCGCCTCCATCGTTACGACTGCATCGCCGCTTTGATCGCCTCGGCGCGGGCAATCAGAGCGCGGGCTTTATCGGCCTGCTTGTTCAAGTCGTCCAAGTCGGCCTGCGCTTGCAGCAGATCGGCGGTCAGCTTGTCGGCGCGCGCATCAAGCTCGGCAGCGCGGGCGGTTGCCGCATCCTCTACAGCCTTTGCGCTGGCACTCGCGTTGGCGATGGTCGCCTCGGCCTTGGCGTCAGCCTCGGCGACAACCTGCGCCGCCTTCGCCTGCGCCGCTTGTAGCTCGGCCTGCGCTCGCTCCAGGTCGGCCCGTGCCTGCGCCGCCTGCTCATCGGCCGCAGCCGCCGCCGCCTTGCGCTCGTTCGCCACCGTCTCAAGGTTCGACAGCACGGACAGCGCCTTGTGCGCGCCCTCAAACGCGCGGTAGGCGTTCATTGCGCGCTTTAGCTCGGCCTCGGCTTCGACAAGGCTAGGCATGGCCTCTACAGGCTCTTCCTGCGGCGCAGCCTCTACGGCTGCATCTTTCCTCGGGCGTCCCATATCAGCGGCTCCTGCGCGCCCACAGCAGCACCGTGAGCGAAGTTGAAACGTCGCCGGCAGTCACCAGCGGGCGAATCCAGCGCGGGTTTTCCAAGACCTGCTCGATCTTCGCCGCGGTGAATGCCAGCGGGTTGGCCTGCGGATCGTTCAGGTCGGCCCAATTGGCAGGCACTGCCTCATTGCTGCCTTGCATCTTGACGCTGCCGCCCACGCCGAACGTGCCGAGTACCTGAATCGACAGGTCGGCAAAGTCCAGCGTGTCGAATGCCTGACCGTCGGCATTAGTCGTGGTCAGTGGAGTCCAACCGATGCCAAGCCCAAAGCTCGAAGTATTGTCGCGGGTGAAGTTGATCGTCGCCATTGCCGCACCTTAAACCGGGGGCCAAGTGTCTTGATAGATCGCGGTGTAAAGCTCATATAGCGCGTTCAGTACTGCCGCCTTGCTGTTGTTGGCCGCGTCATAGGTAACGCGCACTTCAACATCAAGCGATGCGGTAGAAGCTGCACCCTCGGTCACCGACTCATGACCTGATCCGAACTCGATGCCGTAAAAACGATCTGCCATGTTCTACTCCAAAGAGAAAGCAGGGGCCGAAGCCCCTGCTGTATTACTCGCCGGAAACGTACTGGCACCGAAGAACAATGGTGCCGTTCGCAGTGGCCGCAGCGGTCAGGGTCGCGCACACCTCGTATTCCAGGTTAGGGTCGGCAGTCAACCCGAGCGATTCCCATACGCGCTTTTCGCCGTTGGTAATCAAGCCACCAGCGGCGCCGGACTCGAACGTGATGTTCGTGCCGGACAGCGCCGTAGCCACCGACACGGCAGACGCGAAAAAGTCCACGTCCACCACGGTGCCAGCAGCCGCAGAAGTGCCGATGTTGTAGAGGCCAAAATCGGCCGCAGCGCTGGTGATCGCCGTGCAGTACAGCAACAGGTTCGACACGCGATCACTCGACTTGATCTTGAACAGACGGTAAATCGACGCGATGGAGTCGCCGTTGGTTACGGCTGCAAGCCCCTGCGACTCGCGGATGTTCCCGCTTTGCAGGTTTGCAGACGATGCAACCACAGGTTGCGAAGAGGCATTGTTGATGCCGGCGGATTTGACGGTAACGACAGGCATGTGTTTCTCCTATTACGCGCAGATGAGTTCAACAACGCGCTGGTTTTCCTTGCGGACGGCGCCAAAGGTGCCCTGGCCGTAGCACTGCCACGGCTGCCCGCGCTTGTCCTTGCGCTGCGATACGTCGGTTTTGATGCCATCCCACGAGCAGAAGGTCATGCCAGACGGAACAAACATCGGCAGCCGCCACTGGCTAGAGCCATTCTTGAGAAGGCGGTTGGACACCACGTATTGACAGCCGAGGAAGCCGTCAGGGTTGAGCGTGCGCAGGACTTCGCCGCGGAAGAAGTCGCCGTTAGTGACTTCGATTTCCTTGAGCAAATCCTCCTTGCACTTTGGCGATAGAACGATGATCGGCGACTCCATCGTCAGATCGACTTCAGCCTCTTCAAGAATGCGCAGGCCGAGCTTGATCTTTGCGGTATTCATGCCGCTGGCAGTGCCGCCCGTGTTGACGCTGACTTGCTGCACGGCAGGGAACGTGTCCGCCGTGCCGCCCGTCTCGCCAATGTTGCGCGAGTCGAAGAAGGCGCGGATCGCCTCATCGTCCTGCTTGCGAGCGATGGCGTTGACCACGTTGACCACGTACTTCGACTTCGGATCGGACAGCATCCGCATTTCGTCGAACGAGTCGAGGAACATCGCACCGTCAAAGGCGCGCGGGTACACCCAGGGGCGGGTGTGTACCGGGTCAGCCGGCGTGATGTCGTCATAGCGCGTGGTGCGCTCGCTGGCTTCCATCGCGCCGATCTGGTCGGCAACAACGGCAGCCTTGCCGGTGGCGGTCATTGCAGAGAAAAGAGGCGCGATCTTGGCGCCCATTTGTTGCAACAGCAGCTCGACGTTGGTCTGGTACTGCTGGCTGTAAAACGCGGTCGAATTTTGGGACATGACAGTCTCCGAAGGGTTGAGAAAAAACCGTTCGCGCTGGCGTGTCCCTCACGGGTGCCGTACTTGCCGCTTAGGGCGGCCAGTCCTCCTGTCTTTCCAGGTGTCTGCGGGGGGCCGCGCCCGGCCCGTATCCGCTTTGTCAGCAGCCTTGCGACTACCGCGACAGTGCCCTGTTGATCCGCTCCATTTCGCCGCGCGCTTGAACGTCTCCGTTCAGGTAACGCTTCGACCATTCCGGGTCGGCCATCAGTCTCGACTTTTGCGCCCGCGCCGTCTCGGGTGTGAGCGTCAATCCATCGTTAGAACCAGCGCCGAAGGTTTCATCCTCTGCGCCCTGCTCGCCGATCTTGGCAAACAGCTTCATCACCTTTGAGTAACCGACTGTCTTTTGCAGCGCGTCGATTGCCTCTTCGTCCACTCCTAATTGCGTCGCAGCGCGGCGCGCTAGCTCGACTTGCTTGTCAAAGCTCGGGCCTGTGCCCCAATCAGCTTGCAAAGCTTCATACTCCGCTTTTAGCTTCGACTGCTCTTCGGCTTGCGCGGCCTTCGTTGCATTGACGGCATATTCGTTCCACTTCGACGCAAGTGCTTGCGCTTGTCGCGTCGGGATTCCTGCTTCATGGAACCAGCCAGCGGCGACCTTAGAAAATGCTGGATCGCCACCCTCGGGGATCGGCAGTTTGTAGCCCTCGGCGTTGTCCGGGCGTCCAAGCTTGTTGTAAACCTCGCTCCATGCCGGGTCGTCCTCTTTGGCCGGTAATACCAGCGTGCGACCAGCGCGGTCGGCGCCGAGCATCTTCTCCAGACTGTGCGCCTTGGCTGCGGCACTTTCCGGGTCTTTGACGCCGGCGGCTTGCACCCATGCTTTAAGGTCGGCGTTTTGGAACGAATCGAACCAGGCCGGCGCAGGTGCCGGCGATGCTGCGGGTTGTTGCGTGCCTTGCGATGCGGCGGCTGCCGCGGTGCCTACGGGGGTTCCGTCATCCATCGGTGTTGCTCCTTGCGGTTGCGATAGCTTCGATTTGCGATTGAGTCAGGTTGCACATGGCAACGATGCGATTGAATACGTCGCGCCGCCCCTCTGCGAATGCCATTGCAAGGGGGTCGGCTGTGCCGGTCAGCGGAGAAACTTTGAGCGTTGGCTTACCCGCGTAGCAGTAGTGCGCAAGGTCTTTCATCACCGTCTCGGCGGCTGGCGCAAGCTCGCCGGACTGCGCGACGAAAAGCGCCTTGTACGCATGCGCGCGGCGTGAGATACGGTTGAGCACGCTCATGCAGTAGCCCCAAATTGCTTTTGCAGTTGGACAAGGTTAGAAGCGGTTTGCGACACAACCGGCGCGGCTTGCAGCAGTTGCGCTGCCTCTTGTTGATCCGCACGCGCCTGCGCCCTTGCCTTCTTGTCGGCATCGCTGCGCAGAATCTTGGCCGGCACCCCGTTGATTTTCGCCATCTCGCGCGCAGTAGCGGCAAGGTCGAATTCGTCCAAAACCGACGCATCGATCTGCGCCAGCGGGATTACGCTTTCCAGCGTGCGGGCAATGGCGACGCCATCGGATGCACGCACGGCACGCGCCATAGGAGACGTGTATTCGATCTGATAGTCCCCGTTGCGCTCCAGCAGGGCATCGGGCATCGGCGGCAGTTGGCCGGCATGCGCGAGGATGTCAATCTCGCGCTCGATGATTGGGCCGAGAAACTCTGACTGCACGCGCCCCATGATCGGCGCGAGTAGCTGCGCCTTTTCCTGCGCGCGCTCCAGCACCTCGGTAGCCGTCATCGTCGGCGACTCGGCGAGGATTTGGAACAGCGTCACCAGAAACGCATCATTGATAAGCGCGCGCTCGGCGTCCATCATTTCGAGCGTGATATCCAGCCGCGCGCCAGTCTGCAAAGGCTTGACCAGCGGTTCTCCGTTCGAGTTCAGGCCGCCGTAGTTCACGGCGCCCGGAACCTGCGAGTACACCGAAAGCGCACCATCTTCGGTCGCCAGCAGCGGCGGATCGGCCAGCTTGTGGCCTACCTTGATGTGCGTCTTCTTCTGCTCGTTCAGCACCTTGATTGACGACAACGCCATCCAGGCCGGCGAGCGACCGTAGACCTCTCCCGCGGCTGTCTGATACCGCGCCACTGCGAACGGCTGCACGCGATAGCCAGACTCGGAAATCAAGTGTTTCTCGTTTGCCAGCACGTAGCACGAAAGCCACTGCATACCGCGCGCGCCGAATGCGCCCTTGACCCAATCCTCGCGCGGGTAGATGCCATGTACAACGTCTACGCGCTCGTCCATCTTCGTCGGATCGTCGAGCATGCCTTGCAGCTTCGGCGGCAGGCGGTCGCTCCCGAAGCGCTGCGCAAGCTGGCGGATCGTCGGGCGGAACTTGCGCAACAGCGTATCGACGGCGCCGTGCTCGTTTTCTATGATGTGCGCCTGCGCAAGCGGGATCGACTTGTAGCGGATCGCCTGCGCCCGCGTGTCGTCGTCGATCATCATTACGCCAGTGCCGAATGCGCCGAACGAGAGATAGACCTCATGCGTTTGCGTGGCAAAAGAAGCGCGCGGCGAGTAGCGGGCGCGGAACATGATCTCCGTCACCGCGTCCAGGTATTCGCGCACGTCAGGGTCATCGCCTAGCGCATCGTCGTTTGTGGTCAGCTTGTGCCAGCGCTGATTGCGCGGAGTGGTCATCGACTCGACGGCAGCAGCGAACTTGTGCAGCGCCAGCGCTGGCGTTGCGTCGTACATGTAATCGGTGCGCTTCTCCCCATCGCTGCGCGCCGTGTCGAAGTCCGCCATCTGCGGCAGCACGCGATCCCCGATCTCCTGCCACAGGCTTTCCCAATTGCCGCGCAGCGACTTGGACGAATCGAACCGGCGCAGCAGGTCGTTAACGCGATCCATCCGTTAGCTGCCGAGCAGAGTCTTTGCTGCCGTATCAGCGGCAGGCTGCTCGGATTTGGTCAGCACCGATGCAGCGCGCCCGCGCCGCTTGCGAAGCATGTCCTTGTAGTCCTGCGCGCCGCCCTCGGTATCTTCGACAACGGGCGGCGGCTCTGGCTGCGTGGCAGGCGTGGAAGGTCGGGAGAAAGACATGCGCGGCACTCCGAACGGATGCCGCGAAGGGTGCCGCTAGCGCGGCGCGAATGATTGCGTAGTTAGCCGAGCACCCGGTATTCGGTCACGGCTACGCGCTGGCGGGTCAGATAGTTCTGACTCGCTTTTAGGTCGGTTCGCGCAACGGGCGCGGCGAAGGTCAGCGCCAGCGCGTCCCCGTTGTCAGGGCTGGCGAGTCCGCGCTTTTTCATGTCGTCCTTCTTTTCGAGCTGAATGCGCCCGTCCTTGTCGAATCCGTATTCCGGGCCGATCAAGTCCGTAGCCAGTTCGCGGTCGGCATCGATGCAGCCAGTAGCCAGCCAGTTGCGGAGATTGCCCCACATCTCGGCGCGCTTGTTGGCGTACTTCGTGGACTCGCCAGCCACCGCACCAAAGTTGACCTCAATCACGCGATAGCCGCGAGACTTGAGCACATCGACCACGCCACCGCCCACGCCACCGCCGTCGATCATCACAGCCTCGGCCTTGTAGCGGTCGATTGCCTCTGCAATCTTGCCAGCGCTGTAGACCGTATCCATGCCGCGCCACTTGATAGGCGGGATCACGCGCCCGTCTCTGCCCTGCCGGCCACGGATAACGGATTGATCGTCGCCGAAGCGCGCAATGTCCACGCCAAGGATTAGCGGGGCTCCAGGGTCGCGGAACTCAAGCCGGCGCGACTGCGCGCCCTCGATCACGTCGCCGCCGATAAACTGCATCGATCCGGCACGCGGGAACTCACCGCGCACGCGCACGCGCACGAAGTCAGAGTCCTCGCCGTAGTCCTCTACCAGCTGGTCAAGCTGCGCCCTGTTCGCCATCCGCGCCGTGCGGCTGTCGATCTGGCGCGTGATCCATCGATGGCGGAACCTGCCGAAGCACTCGCGGAATCGTCCCGTGTTGCGCGTAGGGTTGCCGAAAGCGCACCACATAGCGCCCTTCGTCGTCATCGCGCCCTCGGACACTTCCCAGATCACGTCGTCAACGGCGCTCGCCTCGTCATAGATCACTAGGACATGCTCCGCGTGCTGCCCGGCGAATGCCTCGCTGCGCTCCTTGGCCCACGGCACGGCGGCGACGAACCAGGTCTCGGGGTGATCGACCTGAACGAATCGAGTTGCAGTCCACCGGAACCAATGCGAGTTGATCGCGCGCTTGTGCCACACGGCTAGCTCGCGCCAAGTCTTAGTCTCAAGCTGTGTTCCGGTGTTGGCAGTGACCACTCCATTAAGGTGCGGGCGCGTAGACATAGCCCACAGAATGATCCACGCGACAAGCGCAGACTTGCCGATGCCGTGGCCGCTAGCCACCGCAATGCGCACCGCCTCTGCCGCAGTGGTCGCGCCAGTGCCAAGGTCGCGCAGTACGTCTGATTGCCAGGTATCAGGGCCGGGGTGCGCTGCTAACTCTCCCTCGCTCCAGTCGAACGCATCGAGCACGTAGCGCAGCGGGTCGCGGTACCACTCCGGCACGCGGTCTAGCAGCAGCGCGTCACCCTCGTTCATACTCGCCGGACTGCGCGCGAAATCCTATCGATGATGGCCGAGCCGATGGCGAGCTGCCCATCGATGTTTAGCTCTTTTGGCACAACCTTGCCGACAAGCTGCATAAACGCCGCCGGGTTTTCCTCTGCCTGCCGCTGCAAATACTCGGCGCCACCAGCAGAATCAAGGGCTTGCAAGATCATCGCGCGAACGTCGGCCGTCGTCTTGTTCGGCGTGCCTTTCTTGCGCCCTGATTCAGGGTGCCTTGTCTTTCCTTTCGCGAAGGTCATAGCAACTATTTGCCACCATTAAAGTAGTCAAAATGCCAACATTCGCGCCTAAATGCTTGCGCTTGAGTTTGATCTGGATCAAAGAATTTTGTAACAGCCATCAAATACCCCTTGACACCTACCGGCCACGCCTGTACATTACGACTATGGGCAGCACGGGAGCGGCCCACTAACCGGGAGCAGAAAATGACGAAAGATCAAGTAACGGCAGACTGGACACAAGATGATGAAGACGCGTCGAAGTGGCGCATCGAGGCGAATGACGGCACGGAGAGCTATGTTGCGCACTACGACTCCGAGGAGTCTGCGCGCGCTGCGTGGGCTGAGCGCGAGCGCCTGTTTTTGGAATTTTACGACACAGGCGAAATGGAGGCGGGAGAATCGTTCGAGGTGAGTTTCGAGTTTGCCAGGCCAGGACAAGAATATGGGTACGGCGGCAACGAACGGGCCAGCACCATAGCCAAAGCCGGCGGAAAAGGATTCGACCCTGGATGGGACAGTTCCCCGGCCGCGGCAGCCGTGTATAGCAACACATGATCCTCCCCGCACCCACC